AAAATGATTTAATGAATGAAAATGATTTAATAGAACAAAGAAAAAAATATGATAAAGCTTTTGAAAAATGGAATGAAGATATGCTAGAGTGGGAATATGATAAAAAAGAAAAAAGAAAGGCATATATTAAAAGCCAAAAGAAAGACCCTAATGCTACAAGAAACCCTAATAGAACAGACATTTACGATAAACTATGATTTTAGAGAAAAAAGTAACCCCTAAAGATATAAATTACATTGTAGCTTTTTATAATGGGGAAAGGAGACATTTTGAGGGTAGTAGATGGAAAATATTCATCAAAGCCCATATTAATTATTTAAAGAAACACCAACCCACTATAGGCCTTGTTAGTTTTGTTATAAATGAAAGTTTTACAAAGCATGATATAGATTTAATAGAATATATAGAAAAACAAAATCTAAAATTCAAGTATGAAGTAATAATTAGAGAAAATCAAGGTTTTAGCTATGGTGGGTTTAACCAAGTAATGTTGAAAAATCATAAAGACTATAGATTTAGTTTTGTAGTAGAAGATGATTATGTAGCTACTGCTGAATTTAAATGGGAGATGTTTTTAGATAAATTTACTTATTATAATAATGGTAAAGGTAATACGGCGTATGTATGTTGTTTACATCAGCATAATCACGCAGCAATTTGTAATGGTTTAATATCTAATGAGAGAATTGGAGTTGAAATAGAATTATTAGGTAAATCAATAGGAGATAAATATACTAAGGGAGGATTTGATAATCAAATAGGTTTTATGGCTGGTTTTAGTAGACGAAAATATCAAATAGATGATATTACAGACGTAGCTTATACTATTTTTATGGATGGGAGAAAATCATTTATTAATTATGGTGACACAACAAAACCACTAATAATGATACCCATATAACGAAAAGAATATTTAAATAATTTAAACAATAAAATAAATAATATATGATTGATATAAACGACCACGTAGTTGAAATAGAAGGGAAAAAATACGTACCTTTAAGTATGTTAAAAATATTTAATAATCTAGTAGAAAATCCAGTTACTAAAGAGATAAGATTAAAACATGAGCAAGATATGATGATCACTGATAAAAAACCATTAGATCCTAACCGTAGAAAAAACAACGATGATATTATAGTCGGTGGAATGTAAAATATGATAAATATAATTCAATTAGGAAGTAACACAGGCTTAGATCACGTTACAGATTTTATTAAGGAGTATAGAAGCGATATTAGTAAAATATTATTAGTGGAACCAATTCCTATAATAGCTAATCAACTATTAGAAAATTACAAAGACGATAATGTTATTGTTCATGCGTGTGCTATTTCTAATAAAAATGGTACTGCTGATTTAACTTACATTCCAGGTTCTAATTTGCGATTATCTTCATTAATATCAAATGTACATAGTGATTTTAGTGTGAAAGAAACATCCACAATTGCAGTGCCTACATTAACATTCGATTCCTTATGTGCAAAGCACAATTTACAACAAGTAGATGTATTGTTTATAGACACTGAAGGGTATGATGAGAATATTATTGCAACTATAGATTTAAAAAAATACAATATTAAAACTCTAGTATGGGAACATTTTCATGCATTAAGAATTAATCCAGAACAACACAAACTTATTAAACAACAATGTCGTGATAACAATATGGAATTCGAAGTCAGAGGAGCAAATATAATAGCAACAAAACAAGGAACAATAAAATATAATATAACACTAAGATGATAGCAATTATATCTTGTAAAGCGAAAAAAAAGGACTATAAATGTAGTGCTGAGGAAATGTATAGTGATTCTCCTCAATTTAAACATCAAATGCATTTCATTAAAGACTACTATGATGATTACATGATATTATCGTTAAAATACGGTATTATAAGCAGGGACACTATTATATCACCATATAACATGACTTTAACTAAGTCGAGTAATTTCTTAGGGGCTTCACCGACTATAAATGATGAATCAAAACAACGTTGGGCATTAAAAGTCAAAAAACAACTATCAAAATTATATTTTAAACACGATAGAATAGACTTACATTTATCAGATGCATATGCTACAGAATTACAAGAAATATTATTTGCATTACCAGATTTTAACTTAGTTAAATTACCTAGTATATTACAATTCAAACAAAACTATCATAAAGCAGCAGATATATTTGCTAACGAAGGTGATGTGAATACTGAAGTCGTATCTAATTATGTTAAATGGAGAAATGCTTATAAAAACGAATTATTAAATAAAAAAATAGTATTACCATGGAAATAAAAAACATACCAATTACATCACTAAATCCAGCAGAATACAATCCAAGAGTATTAACTGATGAACAAAAAGATAATATAAAAGATTCACTAACTAATTTTGGGTTCGTTAATCCAATCGTAGTCAACGATAATCCTAATAGAAAAAATATATTGATTGGCGGACATCAACGTTTAAAAGTAGCTCAAGAAATGGGTTATACTGAAGTCCCTGTGGTATATGTTAATTTAAGTGAGGAACAGGAACGTGAGTTAAACATTAGATTAAATAGAAATACCGGTGAATGGGATTTAGAATCATTAACTGAACATTTTACTAAAAACGAATTAGATAATTGGGGGTTTGATGATGAAGAATTAGCTGTGTTATTTAAAAACATGTCTAAATCAATTCCAAAAGATAACAATGAAGAATCATTTGAAGGTGAAGAAATAGACTTAGAATTAGATTATGACCCAGCTGATAAAATGGTTATAATAGTATTTTATGATGAGACCAAATATAACGATTATAAGAAATGGCAAAGCCAATACGATGGTGAAGAAGCTGATTTAATATATGACGCAGTAAAACAATATACAGATGGAAGGTAGGAAAAATAGTGATAGTGATTATAATGCACGTATTGCACGTTGTATTGAATACAGAAAAACACCTAATACATCATTAAAAAAATGGATTGAGATATACGATAAAGAATATAATTTATCTCAAGGCCAAGCAAATGCCGACTTTGCTAAAGCAGGAGAAATAGTAAAAAAATCAAAGGAAGAAGAACGTAAAGCATATTTGTCTGCTATTGAAGCACAATTAGATGTTGTTTATAAAGAAGCTGTTGATGGTATCTTACAAGTTAAAAAAGATAATCAAAATACTAAAAAAATGTCTCTATCATTTATTAAGACATTACAAGACGAGTTAAATGCTAATCCTGGCCAAATCCAAACTATTATCCCTATACTAAATAAGTTAATTGATACTATTAATAAATCAAATTATAACGAAAGTAAAGTAATTGAGATAATGGGTAAATGGAGAGGTTTAGAACAACCCCAAACACAAGTAAACATTCAAAATAATTACAAATTAAATTGGGGCGACACAAATGAAGAAACTAACGAACTTTAGCTTAAACGATTTCTATGATAACCTGGATGAGACATTCTTTGATATGGAAATGGAATTTGTAGATAAAGAAGAATATAGAAATGCTGGTATAATGTTAGAGGCACAAAAACAAATACAGCATGAAAAACAATTACACAATATATTAAATGGAAATAACATTATTCACTCCACACAAGGGCCAAAAGCAAGTAATTGATAATTTTAGCAATAGTGGACACAAATTTGGAATATGTACAACATCAAGACAATGGGGTAAATCATTATTAGGACAAAACCTATTATTGTATTGGTTATTAGGAAAACCGAACCAAAAGGGTGCTTGGATAAGCCCAATATATAATCAAGGTAAAAAAGTATTCCAAGAACTAACTGACGCTTCCAATCCAATTATATCATCAGCTAATAAGTCAGAATTATCCATTAAATTTCAAAATGGTTCTACATTACAATTCTTAAGTAGTGAACGACCAGATAGTGTTAGGGGTTTCTCATTTAATTATTTAGTTGTTGATGAAGCCGCATATGTTAATGAACGTGGTTTTGAAACAGCTATATTACCTACGCTAACTGCTATTGGTAAAAAATGCTTAATCATATCTACACCTAAGTCTAAGAACTGGTTTTATAAGTATTACCTCAAGGGTCTCGACGATAATACCGAATACATTTCGTTCCGCGGGCAAAGCACGGATAACCCGTATATAGACCAGTTATTCATTGCTGAGCAACGTAAATCATTACCAGACGATATATTTAGACAAGAGTATATGGCTGAATTCACGGATGCAGGAAGTGAGGTATTTAGGGAATTAGATAAAGCTTGTATTGTGCCTAATTATAGTAACGCAGATAGAATACAAAGATGTTTCGTTGGTATAGATACTGGTTTATCAAACGATTATTCAGTGTTAACCATAATGAACGAGACAGGCAGGGTATTATTATTAGATAGAATACGTGGTGAGAACATAAATACAATTGCTAATCGATTTAATGAAATATTAACACGATTTAAGGTCGAAGGTGGCTACGTAGAGGAGAA